CAAGGATGACATTGTGTTTTACGGTGGCGCTCAACGCGGACGCCCAAACATCCTTCGCATGGAACTGCCTTGTCAAGATTGGGTGGCGTTCATTGCACCACGCATGGAACTCCCCGATGAACTCGAAGCCAAGTCTTTCAATCCAACGACGGGGGAATGGGAATGAACACCGATTTACTTTGCGACCTTGCAGAGATGAGTGTTGAAGAACTGAAAAAAGTGAACACTATTGTGGTGGACCTCATCAAGAACAAGCGCAGACTTGAAAGCGCGCTTGTCAAAGCGACGATGAAGGTTGGCGACAAAGTTGCATGGACAGGACGCGACGGAGAACTGCACACTGGAACCCTTGACAAGATGAACAGAACGAAAGCGAGAGTTGTTCAACAAGACATTCAAGGGCGCGGCTCTTTGACATGGACCATCCCTTTCAACCTATTGTCACTTGCACATAAGCCTCTTCCTGTGTTCGACCCAACGACGGGGGAATGGGAATGATGTTCAAACCTATCCTGTGCAGAGACGGGACCATCATCAGCGTGCAAGCATCAAGCATGCACTACTGCTCACCTCGCAATGACTTCGCTAAGTGTTACAGCGCGGTGGAGATTATGGTTGAAGATGGTACACCCGAATGCTACAACAGTCTCGATAAGGTGCAGGCTTTCATCACTCCACAAGTATTGATGGAACTCATCGCAAATCATGGAGGCGTCGTCGCAGGTGAACTACCACCACTCAACTTCGGAAACCACATGATGGTTGACGAAAGAAACAAAGACATTGCTTGGCTTGGAAACGCTTGGCAATACGAACAAGAACAAAAACAAACAAAAGGAAGTGAAGAAGAATGAAACCAATGAAACCAGTACACCGACGATACCACGAATACATCTGCAAACTCATCCCTGTGGGGGAAGAACACAGTTGCCACTCGATACGAGTAGCATTGCGCGACTACACACCGGAACTGTATGTCAAACGCAACCGTCCTTTCCACCATAAGGAACTACCGAACACTCAAGTCCTGTCTTACATCTTGAGGGTCAGCCCTAACTTCATCAAATCAACCGTTGTTAGGAAAGGTCACGACGCGAAAGAACAACTATGGAGGCGAATACAATGAGTGCGAATTGGGAATGGAAAGAACACTTCATCTTCCTCAACACGCTACGAGAGTCGGGAGTCACCAACATGTTTGGCGCGTCCTCTTACCTTGAAAAACACTGTGACCTTGAGGGTGCGAACTCATGGGAAATTCTCATGAATTGGATGCAGAACTTTGAAGAGATTCAAAAGGAGTTGAACCAATGAATATCTTTGTGCTTGACGATGACCCTATCAACGCCGCGCGAATGATGTGCGACAAACACATACCAAAGATGATTGTTGAGAGCGCGCAGATGATGGCGAGTGCGCTTCGCAAACACGGTGCGGGTGATGAACTCATGCCAGTCAATGCCAATGGCCGTCCATACAAGGGGGGCTATCAACATCACCCATGCACTGTATGGACTTCCATCAACATCAACAACTACATGTGGCTTTACAACCACGCCTATCAGTTGTGTATGGAATACAGATTGAGATTTTCACGCGAACATGCTTGCGAAAGCAAGATTATCATGATGGTAAGCAACGGCGCGCTCGACCTATTACCTATGGGAGTACGCACTCCCTTTGCTCGCGCTTTCAACAAAGAACGATACCCGCACCTTTACGATACTGCGCGCTACACTACTGTTGAAGCGTATCGGACATACTACTCACAAGACAAGCGACGCTTTGCGTCGTGGAACAAAGGAACCCCCGCGCCTCAATGGTGGGACACAATGGAGGAATGAAAATGACCCGACAAACAAACATGAACGAAGCCCAACTAAGATTGAAACATGAACAACTGATGGAGTTGCTTGAAGAAGCATTCAGTGACCGCGCTAATACAAGCGGTGCTGGTTACTTAAACCAAGTCGCGCGACTGATGGGGTTGATTGAATGATTGACGAAGACTACATCGAGGGAGCAAAGAAAGGAATACTCATGGGCTATTGCTTAGGGTGTTCCCTCGCTTACCCATTGGAGGATATGAATAAGCAAGGCTTGTGCGAAGAATGTCAAGGAGGCGAAGGACAAATGATTGACACAGACAAATACACAGGACATACAGAAGGGCCTTGGCGAGTTGTTGAAGGTGCATACGCGGATAAGGATGGCATGCATCAAAAGATATGGGGGGAAGGAATACATCACACGGACTTGGGTATGTTTTTCCTTGCCACTGACCTCAATAATGACATACCGAAAGAGATTCAACAAAGAAGAATCGAAGCGCGACTTAACGGACAACGAGATGAGCAAGCCGAAACCGAGGCCGACAATTGGGCGGACGCTTATACTGATGAATGGATTGATGAGATAGGAAAAAACCTCCTTCTCGCTCAAGACGCACCACTACTACTCGCAGAAGTCAAGCGGTTGCGTGAGCAACTAAGGCTTGCGAAAGAATGGGTAGCAAAAGAATATCCATGTTGCCCTGTCACAATGGGCATATTTACAGAATACATAGGAGATGAAGAAGAATGAGCACAGACAAATTGAGGTTTTACGAACAATTGCTTGAAGGTCGAACCCATCATTTCGCATGGGAATTGATAAGAGAAGTCAAGCGGTTGCGTGATGAACTTGGCAAGCAGATGGAATACATCGAATGGTTGGAAGAGTTCGCCCCAAAAGCAGGGAAACACAATACCTCATGGGAGGCTTACGAACTGGCTAAGGAGAGTGAAGAAGAATGATTGACACAGACAAATACGAAGGCATGAGGCAACTGTTCCTTGACTTCATAGATACTGCGAGCGATGAAGCAGATGAAGAAGCATGGAAGAATAAACTTACTATGCTCGATGACCTGCTTACAGAAGTCAAGCGGTTGCGGGAGTTGATTGAATGACCAAGGAATACCACATCGTGAAGACAGTCAAACACACTTTCATTGTGAATGCTGAAAATGAAGCAGAGGCAGAGAAGGAAGCGTGGGCGCATGATGATTCTGCTCCCATGATGGACTACGAAGTCTATGACATTGAAATCACTTGCTTGGAGGATGAGGAAGAATGAGTCCCGAAGATGCATTGGAAAAGATGCGCATCAAGCAAGCGCAAATGGCAGTGCAAGCCGAGATGATGGTTGAGCGCGTCCACAAACTGCAAGACCTTAACCACTGTGCTGAGTCGGGTCACTCTTGGATTGTTGAAAGAACAAACGGTGCGAGCCAAACACAGGTTGACCACATGCGGATTCAATGTATGCACTGCAACGCGTGGTATGAGATTGCACGAACATACGAACAGAACGCTCAAATCACCCCGCTTTGCATCACCCACAACAACAAGGACATGACTGTTCAAGACTTCCTTAACGGAGGTGAAGAGGAATGAGTTTCTTTGTTCTTGACGAGAACCCTGTTCGCTCCGCTGATATGATGTGTTGGCTTGACTGCGAGTCTGCCGCATTTGACGGTGCGCGCATCATTGTGTCTGCAATCAAAGAACAAGGTGGGCAGGTCGATGACCTCCCTTTCCAACCACTCGACGGCCATCCGATGATTCGTTGGGCTGTCGTGTCCCGCGAAAATGCTCGCTGGTTGTTCCGAAACACTCGCGCCGCCGCAATCAAGTGGGGTAAAGACGCTGAGATGAAACAGTACCCCGAATTGATGAAGCAACTGAACGAGATTGCCTCAATCATTGACAGTCGTTGCGCTCTCTCAAATGAGATGGTTGGACAGGCCACGCTGTTTGGCAACTTTTACATTGACGGCGACGCGCTTGTCCCCTTGTCTGTATCCGACTCAAGTGTGATTAAATCCAATCGTGCTTACTATGAACAGACACGCAAGTATTTGACTTGGGGCGACGAAGATGCGAAGAACATTTACGGTGACCGAGGTGAAGAAGAATGAACATGACATACGAACGATACACAGACAACTACGGTGCGCGAATCGCACTCAAGAAAGTCCCATTCGATTTGAAGGATGAGATGAAGGCCGCGCTACCATTCCCTCAAATGGTTTGGAACGGAGGCATGGGTCTTTGGGCTATCCAAGACCGCGCTGATGTGATTGAGAAGGCTCTCGCTTTCCTCGCTGACCATGACATTACAGTGGATGGGTTAGAATACGATGAGACTGCTATTGAGGTTTCTTCTAACGCTACTGTCACATACACTGCTCCCGACAATCTCATCATGAAGTGGGACTTCCAACCCAACTGGAAGGAAATCAACGCGGCTATGAAGTCTGCCGCCGCAGGTTCAGCCAAGTGGGTCAATGCTTCCAAGTCATGGGTGATACCTATTGGTGTCGCTATGGCTGTATCAACAGCCGTCCGACCTCTCTTTGAGGCACTGGCTGATGCAATCGAAGACAACCCACAAGTCAAAGCATCGCATGAAGCAACGCTCCAACGAGTGGAACTGTCAAGCGCGGTTGAGACTGACATCGAACTACCCGACGCGGAACCGTTCAAGAGCATGCGACCTTACCAGCGCATCGCTCCTGTTATGTATATGACAGGAGGACGCGAGCGCATTCTCATCGCTGATGAGATGGGTCTTGGTAAGTCACTTCAAGCCCTCGGTTGTGTTGAGTTGGCTCGGTACGAACGCGTCTTGATTGTTTGCCCTGCGATTGTCAAGCACAATTGGGCGAACGAGATTGAGAAGTGGATTCACCTCGCAGTTCAAGACCGAGAAATCATCAGTGGAGGGAAGGGTGAGATTCGTCCTGCTCGTTTCCACATCATCAACTACGACATTTTGGACAAGCGCAAAGAACACCTGCGTGCTATCGGCTATGACTGCATTATTTTTGATGAGGTTCACCGCATCAAGAATCCAAAGTCTGCCACTACCAAAGCCGCGCTTTACATCGCCAAGAACATTGACGGTATCATTGCGCTTTCGGGGACGCCAATCACGAACCGCCCTATGGAGTTCTTCCCCACCCTCAACTTGATGATGCCTGCGACATTCAGCAACTCTTTCGCCTTCGCAAAGAAGTATTGCAATGCGCGCAAGACTGAGTTCGGATGGGATATGAGTGGCTCGTCCAACATTGACAAATCGTGGGACGGACAAACGACACCCCTCAACCACATCTTGCGTGACTTCATGTTGCGTCGCTCTATGGACGACCCGCGTATCGCAGGTGAAATGCCTTCGCTTGTTGAAACCATCATCCCTGTCGAACTGACTGATAAGCAGACAACTGCTTACAAGAACACGCACAACTCTTGGATGCAAGCATGGGTTGACCAACAACAGAACTTTGGTTCCACCGACGCGGGCTTCACACTCAACATGATGACTGAGTTGCGGCACGAAGCAGGTCTTCACAAAGTGGAGGCGGCTGTTAAGTGGGCAACAACTTACTTTGAAAACAACGGTAAGCCACTCGTCATTTTTGCGCACCATAGAGATGTGATTGAATCGCTTTATGATAGGTTGCGAGAGAATTTTCCAAGCACGCGCTTCATCAATGGTGAAACGAGTGAGAGCGACAGACAAGAGAACATACTGCACTTTCAACAAGGTAGTATTGACTTCCTCATCTGTTCCACCAACGCCATGCGAGAAGGGGTCAACCTTGACCACGCCAACACCACGCTCTTCGTTGAGCGTGAGTGGGTTCCAGCATGGGAACAACAAGCCGCGGCGCGCGTTCGCCGTATGACACAAGAAGATTCCACCTGTCACAAGGTGGTATTGTCCGCTAAGGACACCATTGATTCAATGTTTGACCAAGTGGTTGCTGACAAAGCAGACCTCGTTGAGCGTATCCTTGACGGTGAAACCGGCAAGACGCGTGAAGCAATTGGCAAAGCATTGCTGACTAAATTGAAGAAAGGAAAAGGTGCATTACTATGACACACGGAAAGAGAAAGATGAGAAAATGCCGCAAATGCGGAAGCCAAAGAATGAGAAGCGCGGGTAAATGCAACTTGCTTGTAGCACACGCGACTGAGAAATGCACAGGAACTATGCAGGTGGTTAGAGATGAGCGATGAGTTCCGAGAGGAAGAGAGCATCCCGTCAGCACCATACACTGTGCAGTTGAAGAATGGTAGGTTTGTCCTGCTGGAAGACTTACCGGACCGCACACTGAGAAGCATGGCACACAAGAACTTAGCGTCATTGCGCAAACAAATTACAAGAGTGTGTGCAATGAAAGCAGAACTTGACAGACGAGAATACAGGGACTCGCTTGCTTCCTTCCATCCGTTTAGGGATTACAACATCTTCCAAATAATGACACACGCGACAATGCTTGGTGTGAACAACTTCAATCGACTGCACCCCGAACTTGCTTTACCTAATGGAAAGAGGAAGGAGGATGAGGAAGAATGATGCCCGCGCCTCAAGAACCGCTTGATGTTATCATCATTCCCTATTCGCCTTGCCCTTGTCGTAAGCATCCGCAACCTTCGGAACTCTTCATCTATCGCACCGTTCCTTACGGCGTCTTCTCCAAAGCCGAAGTGCATTGCGTTGAAGGCAACGGAGTATGGGACGCGTCGTTCCTTTTCATGCCGCAAGAATAAATAGGTTGCCCCTCTTGGGGGTGAATAATGCCCCGTTACCAGTTAGGCACGCGCCATTTTGGAGAGGATGGCTTCCTTACGCATCCGATGGCTGACGGTGTACCTGTCAAGAATGCGACAATAAAGAATCCCGACAATGGTATCCACTATTCCATTGAGGGATTCGACTACGCGTCTCACTTACTCGCTGATGCTATCGTGTGTTCATGTGGTGAAGGCATAGACCCACACCAAATCGCTTTGTTCACAGATAAGAGTGAGTACATTATTATCCCCGCGCGTTGTTGCAACAAGTTTCGGTGGTTCAAAGGTGAAGAGATATGATTGAAGATAATTGGGAACCCACAGCGGAAGACATTGAATGGACGAAAGACCACTATGAGAAGATGCAAGTGGGTGACACATGGGGTATCGCTGATGCTGTCCTCATGAAAGACGAAGATGGTTTTCGCATCACGAAAGCCACGCCCTCTTCCATCCTTCCTCTTGAGCGCATCGGTAAAGTGTGTGCTGAAATTGGCATAGCGCTAAACGCTGATGGAGTTGAGGTTGTCGAAGACCCAATGCAAGCCGCGCAAGATACTGCGAAGGAATGGATACACGAAGAGAGTGGCGTGCCGCTTGTCAATTTTGATTTGGAGAACGCTGAATGGAGAGAGACTGACAACGCTGAGTGGCGCGTGCTGGTCAAGCATGAAGACAGCGAACAAGAGTTAGCGCCTATGGACTTCCACCTCATCGCTGGTGACGAATTGTTCTTTTCTTGGGATGGCATGAGTGTTCTTGAGCGCGGTGAAATCATAGAGATTGCAGATAGTGGAACGCTGATGAAGGAACTTGAAGAAGCATCGGTGGTCATCATGCCGTCCGAATGGAACGGTCAGCCTGTACCTCCACACTTGCGCGGATTGATATTCAATGCCAAGGGTGATGAGGAAGAGTGAAGTTTGAGGAATTGGCAAGCGCAGTGCGTGCTCATCAAACAGAACCGAAGCACCCGAAAATACTCTCCGACCTTTTCACGAAACACGAATCGGACGCTCACGATATTATCACACTGTGTTGCGCAAGTCCACGAAGTTCAATAAAATCTCACCATGTCGTTTCCATGTTAGCCGAATCATATGGTCTGTTCCCCGAAGAATACGAATCGCTCATGGATGAACAAGAGATGCCCGCGCTCCTTGCATCCGAATCGCCAACCGATGTAGCCGAATCAATCACGCTTCGCCAAGCCATTGAGTTCAAAGATATGATTATCAAGAATGAGATGAACGCAGACATTCTATTCAACTCAATGTCACAATTAGGTGCGATGCTGTTTTGGGGCTTTTGCTTTGGACGAAGCGCGTTGAACAAACGCCCTATCATGAGGGCTGTTGCACACACAACACCGTATGAGACGAATCACCTTCAACAGATGCGTGCGCTCATGCCCACAGGTGAAGTTATCCAGCGCGCAATCAACAACACTCTCCCGACCGAGTATGCTATTCAGCCCACCTATCCTTTCCAAGCGCCCAACTATTCTCGATGGAATAAATGGTCACTACCCTTCAAAGAAACACACTACGAAATCGTCCGAGGAAAAAACTACTTCGTACACAGGCGGAGCCGAAGGCTATACTCGTATGACCGTCAAGGACTACGCATAGCGCGCGCCCCTCTTATTGAGGGCGAAGACGATTGCGTGTGTGAGATGGATGAGCAGGGGAACATTGTGGAATGGTTGTACCGTGAGGGTGAGCCGAATCTATGGAAAGATAACAGAACCGCGCGTGCCACGAATCCCAAGAAGGTGGAAGACCGCGCCCATTTGAGAGCACTCGTTCAGCATTTAGAGGACGGTGAAACCCTGCGCCTCTTGGATGGTGAACGACCCTACTATCACAGTGGGGCTGTTGGAGGATTTATTGTGCCGAGAAGAACATTTGACATACCGCTACTGATACTTGGAGGCTTTCGTGAAGGCGAAGGCATACGAATTAAACTCGCCGCGCTTGACGGCTTCGACCCATTCCCTGTGGGTTACGCCTATGTGAAAGCGGATGACATACCGGATAAGTTGACTCGTCTTTACGAAGCGCAAGGCATGATGGACATTGACGAAGGGATGATTGGCATCTTCCATTCGCTTGGGTATGATGAAGAGAGTAAGAAGATGCGCGCTCCATATCTTGCACGAATAGACACGACTCTTGGACAGTCGGATGCTATGCAGATTGGTGACTTGATGGAGAAGTGAGCCGAATGGATGAAGACGCTTTCTTCCTCGGTTGGCTGGCGAGGGAATGTCGATTCCAACTAAGCGTTCACTTCTCTCCGAAGACACGAATTGGATACCGTGTGGAGAGGCGCGTCTTGGTCAGCCGAAAGGACGAACCCGCTCTCAACATGTGGCTCGCCACGCAGGGTATCAATGCACGAATCCTCAAGGATGCCGAATTGATACGGCACATCATCCGAATACTCTCACCCGTCAAACAACATGTGTACGACTTGAAGAACATGGTGAAGATGGTAAGGCTCATGGATTTCAAGGGGCGTGCTCCCACGCACACAGAGATAGCCGAAATTATCGACCTGTTAGATAGAGAAGATTGAACATCAGCGCACCTCTGTTTCAATTATCACTATTCTATTATCATTCTAATAAAGAAAGTATTACTATTATTCTTATAACAATAATAAGATAATATCAAGAAAAGGGTAGTCGTTGGACCCCCCCTTTATAACCCGACGCGGAATATGCAAGTGGTTTTGAGGAAGAAAAATGAAACTCACCTGCCGAAAATTAACCGATTTTATCGGAGCGAACGAACCACACATGCCCTTGTTTTACCTTGACGAGTGGGATGCTGATAGCCCCCAATGCCTTCTGTTGCATGGAGCGCCGGGACTTGGAAAGACAAGTGCGGCATACATCATAGCCAAGCATCTTGGATTACAGGTAGTCGAATACAATGCAAGCGATGAGCGCGGCATTGAATTCATCCGAAACAAGTTGAAGCAAGTTGCACAAGCGACCAACCTTTGGGATGGTGGCCGACTGATTTTACTCGATGAGGCTGACGGTCTTACCAAGCCTGCGCAAGATTCATTGAAGCGTATCATGGAGAAAAGCAACTGCTGGTGGATACTAACTTGCAACGACCAAAGCAAGATTATCCCTGCTATCAAGTCACGATGCGTCATGTTCAAATTCCGACCATACGAAGTAAAACATGTGCGCGCGTATATTGAACACTTGATTGTGAGACAAGGCATTTCACCTACGGTCAGCGCCGAGGTACTGCATTCACAGTTCGGAGGCGACCTTCGCGCAATCGGCAATCATCTTCTAAGTGGACTTGAATTGTTCCCCGAAGAACAAGATGATTTGGATTCATTGGCCCTCGACTTGGCCGCTAATGAGTGGGAGTCTGCCCACAGAACCATGTTGAATATGCTAAGGGAAGGCTCTTCCCATCAATACATCATGCGTCGCATTCACGAATATGTGAAAACCGTGGGGATGACCTCGGAACAACTATATACCTTCTTCTCTGTGTGGGGAGATTTCGTCTTGAAGATGAACCAATGGGACCTTGGAAGTGAATCATTTATTGACTACTTCGTAGCGACCTTACACACAAAAAACCAAAACCAAAACAAGGAGGACTAAACATGCCAAACCTAAACCAAAACCAAAACCAAACTGAAGCCAAAAACAACAACAGCCTTCACAGCGATGTGGAAGAACGCCTTAAGTGGTGGGCTGAGAAGAACGGAAAGAGTCTTGACGACGCAACAGGTGATTTTTACACCTACCTCAAGAACGAACTCGGAGTTGACAACCCCGACGCAGAAGAAGCAGACTTCATGATTGATGCCGCAGAGACTTTCGTAGTTGAGCGACGCGTCATGAGCGGCGGGAGCAACAATGCAGTTGAACTCGTCGGATACTTCATTGGCGTTGACCCGAAAGTCCGTGACAGCCAAGAACGAAAGCGCGGACCGGCAGTCTCAGCCGCTATGAATGACCTTGACGATGCAATCCAACAAGGACTTGTGGCCCGCGCATACACCGAGAACGGTGTGTGGATGCTTGAGGGAGTCAACGGACCGAAGGCTACCGAAGAATCAGCAGACACCAAGCCATGGTTCCTCTTTGAAGAACACGGACTGAGCATCGCCATCCTTCAAAACAACTCCGAATGGAACCGCTACGGTGAACCAATCACACCGTACCGACACCAGCGAACCTACTACTATCTCGGTAACGACAAGGACAACTACTTGAACGAACAGAGAGTGTTGCGCATCAGTGTGACTTCAAAGAATCCCGATGAGTGGTTCATCCCTCAACTCTTCCAAGAAGGCACACTCAAGGTGCGACCTCAAGGAAAGAATGTCAAGCCGGAGTGGGCTGATTCCTACACAGCCTACCCTCTGCCTGCCTCCTTCACCTACGGCAACGAGTTTGTCGATGAAGAGATTCGTGATGTCATCCGACCGGACAGACTTGTCCCCGGACTCGACAGTCACATCAAAGACCTCTCATCGCTCGCTGAAGTTTTTGAGACGCGACAAGAGATTGTCCCCGGATACAACCCCGTCGGACCTCTTGTCTTTGTGAGAGGCAAAGTCAGTGACATGCGAAAGGAAGCACGCGAGACAGAGTGGGACCCGATTGGTCACGACTACTCAATGTCGCTGTCATCCTTCGACCTCATGCGTACATTCAACGGAAGTCGCCGACAGAACCTACCCTGCTACATCCACGGAGTCCTCGGAGACGAGGGTCACCCGTTCGATTATGCCACTGAGGAAGGATGGAAACCATACGCAGTGAAGTCCACAGTCATTGTCTTCGGACGATTGAGTGTGCGCGTCACTGATGACGGACCCGAACCTGCCATCAAGACCTTCGGTGTTTACGCAGTCCCACGCCTCGCCATCCCTGCTGGTGAAGGCGGCGACACAAACATTACCCAATACGGAGAGTGAATAACATGCCAAACCTAAACGATTTGAAAAACCAAGCCAAGCCCGAACAACCCGAACAACCTGTACCTTTCGACCCGACCACCGGGGAGATGATTGAAGCCCCTACCACGCCCGTCAAGCAACCCATTGCTAAATCCGTGTGGGATGAAATCATCAACGCTGGTGACGAAGTGCCTACGAGTCAAATCTTCATGGGCCTCATCGGTCCCGAAGGTGTCGGTAAGACTGGCATTGTTCTCGACAGCATGAGTGACGAAGAAAAGAAGCGCGGAGATGTTATCTTCGTCTTGGACTTTGATGGTGGCGGACAGACCACCCGCGTCACACATCATCGTGAGCATGCTAAGAACATCCGTTGCCTAAGTCCGAATGTCATGTTCCGACAGACAGACGCTGACGGTGACATTCGTGAAGCCATCGACTACCCTGCGACGCATCGTCGTGTCATGAAGATTGGACAGACGCTTGTTGATTGGGCCGCACGCCCCGGAGACAAGCCTCGACTTCACTCGGTACTTATCACCGCCGTTGACCTTTGGGATGAAGTGGCTAAGAACTGCATGTTCATCGAAGACTTGGGTACAGCCCCCGACGGTATCGGTGCGAAGGTGAAGCCTCATGAACAAGTCGGACTCCGATTCAACTGGCAGATTCGCACAACGCGTTTCCATCAACTTACAACCATCGCTCGAACGCTCATGTCCCTTGGTGTCAATGTTTACTTTGAAACCCACTTCAAGGAACTACAAGACAAGAGCGGTAATGTGATTGGTAAGAAACCATCTTGGGAGAAGCATACTGCAAACTACCTCAACCAAATCCTTTACTTCCACAAGAAGAAGGTGCGCGGCGAAAATAACTCACCAACAGGTGAGACACGCTACGAAGTTGAGTTCGTCAAAATCAAGACCAACCCTAACTTGCTTGACCAACGACGCACCATCATGGTGACGAAGAAGGACGAAGCGCCTCAGTGGTTTGGACTACCGGAACTACGAGAGGGTGAAGTTTGATGGCATGGAAAACCACAGGAACGCCTGCGCATAACAATGCCACAGACCGAAGTCTTGAAGACAATCCGTGCTACGAAGCAAACCCCGACTGCAATGCCTGTGGAGGCACTGGTGAATACATCATTGAACAACCCGTTCGGAACTATGAGGGCGAGTGTGTCGATGTTGAGTTCGTCAACCACCCATGTGATTGCATCTTCATTGACTGGCAAGTGGTCCCCGACCCAAACTGCAAGCAATGCGGAGGCGGAGGCGCGGTTCAAGAACGCATGATGAAGGACGGAGAGGAAGTCATTTTCTTTTACGACTGCGTGTGTTTACGATATGTACCGAGAGGTGAAAAGAATGAAGAAACAAAAGGTGATTCACATTAAAGGACTACTGAAACCAAGACTCTGCGGAGCGATAGGCGACTACGCATCCGTGGGCGATGACTCCGATGCGCCAATTTGCGAGGACTGCATTGCGATTTACATGACGCTGAATGGGGAGGCATACGAATGACGCTGGCTCAAGCGAGTTTCAACACAGATTTGTTGCGCGGGTTTATTTCCGGCTTCGGCGAAGGCGTCAACGACCTCTTCTGTCAAATCAAAGACATGAAGTTGACAGGTTGGGCTGATGTTGATACCCACTATGTTCACAAATCAATCGTTGTGAACATGGGAGATACATACAACATGGGCGATGTATTCATCCCTCAACTTGACAAGGTGAACGCATTCCTCAAGGCGTGCAAGGGGGGTGTCACAAGCATTCGACATGTGGGAGGCGTGCTGACATTGGTTAATGAAAACGACCAATACAGTACCCCAACTTACACTGAAGTTCTATCCAATCTAACTGTTGCGCGAGCAAGGTTTGCAATCTCAGGATTTGAGAAGAGCGGCTACAAGAAGTTAGGGCGCGCTGATATACAATGTCGCGGAACTCTAACCATGAGTGACCTGCATGGACTTGACGCTATGACAAAAGCAACTTCCAAAGATGCACCTGTTCGTATCACCATGCACACACAAGAGATGACGGTGACTGTCGGAAGTATGCGCGGTGCTCGTATGAGCAGGGTCATTGATGTTGACTGTTCGCCTGTCTTCGATAAGATTGAGACTGTCTTCTCGTCAGTTCTCCCTAAACTATTGAGAGTCATGGGTAGTGGTGATGTTGAGTTCTTCATTGGCAAAGAGAGTGCTCTCATCCTCAAGCACCAAGAAGTGGATTGCATGCTCATCCTCAAGCACCAAGAAGGTGTTGACCAATGATTGTCGATGCGATTTACAACGACGACGGACCGCCTACTGTCTATACAAGATGGCGCGGTACAGAAAGCAGAAGTTTGTTTGAACACCGTCAGTTGGATTACAGACCCCACTTCTTTCTTCCTGCACACACGCCGGAATATCGAATCAAGAAAATGCTTCGCAGTTTCCCTACCGCGCAAGTGGTTGAAGGCGAGACATTCACTGCTCTCGATAAGACGAAGTTGTTGAAGGTTGAGGCTGACTCACCTTATGACATACGCAACATGGCTATGGGTTTCATGAAAACTTACGAGGCTGATGTGTACTTCCCCGACCAATACCTCATCAACAATGTTGCTGAAATGCCCAAGTGGAAGCCGCGCAAGTGGTGGTATGATATTGAGTGTGACACAGGTGATGACAACTTCACGACTGTCATTGCTGTCATTGACTCCGACCTCGACACACCCGTTGTGTTTGCATGGGCTGACGAGCGAACCAATTGTCCCCTTGACACAAGTTACGGCATGAGAAGCGGACCTATGCAAAAATCGGTGCGCGATACAGAATACGATTTGTATCTCTATGGTTCCGAGAAGGAGATGTATGACAACTTCATTGTCTTCCTCAACCAACGCGACCCCGACATGATGATTGCTCATGCGGGAACTTTCTTTGACATACCTCACATGATTGAACGCCTTGACAAGATTTATGGTCACGGTGGTGCGTCTAAGTTGAGTCCTCTCGGTGTTATCCGATACCCAAAGAAGGGTAAGAGATACCGATACGACGCCCAACCTATCGCTGGCCGCTGGCAGTTTGACACAGCCGCACCCGAAGGAAGCGGCACAGGCTTCGAGCGCGTGTGGAAAGACAGTGGTGGTGGTCAACTACCTAACCTCAAGTTGAATACTATCGCTGAGACGCTTGGTCTTGGTTCAAAACTCACCGAAGAGATTGACGGTATGACAGTCCACAACGGCTGGTATGAGTATTGGTCCGAGTTTGTTGACTACTGTCTGCTTGACACTGTTCTGCTTCGTGGTATTGATGAAGCGCACAATGTAACTGACTTCTTTGTTGAGATGGTGCGTCTAACAGGCGTGTCGCTGAGTTCTGTATCCAATGTCACGAACTTTGCGCGCGGTTTGATTTCTCGGCGGACAGGGTTGAAAGCCCCGTCACGATACCAAGCGCAACGAGAAGACTTGAAGGGTGCTGAGTTCATCAAGAAAGACAACGGCCTTTACGAGAATGTCGCAGTGTTGGACTACAAAGGACTGTACCCATCACTCATGACAGGCTACAACCTATGCTGGACCACCAAGCGTGACGGACCGGGCGAAGATGTTCTGCGAATGGAGAACGGTACTTACTGGTATCAAGGCGAGAAGGGCATACTTCCTATCATCGTTGACTACCTGTTTGACTACCGTGATGTATGCAAACAGAACATGCGCGACGCTAAAACAAAGCAAGAGCGAGCCGCATGGAACACAACGCAGTCGGCAGTAAAGCGCGTCATGGCGTCACTATACGGCCTCACCGCGCACGCTGGATACGGTTGGGCTGACATGGATATTGCTGAAACGATTCTCTCCGAGGGACGCAGATGCATCGCTCTTCTTGACACCGTTGCTAC